GGTTTTTGTAGCGTAGCCGTCCACGAAGGGTGAGAAGCGCTCGTCATAGAATTCGAGTTCGCAGACGTAGTTATGTGGCAAGGGGGACGCAATGGTGTTAATGCTGCATGCCCATTTTTTAGCATAGACGTTGCCCGGATTTACATTTTGCTGACTCCACCCTTCGCCATAAAGGCTGTCCAGGTAATCCAGATTTCTCCAGGTGCCTGCTGACTCATCGTAGTAAATCAGACAGAAGAGAAGCGCATCGCCCCCCAAAGGGCCACTCGCACAGTATCTCCTCACTGCCTTTACGCACACTGGTTCGGGGAATTCCTGACCAATCCATACAAAGTCACCTACGTTTCTTTCCCAATACGTCCCCGTATCCCCGTCAAACGCCTTGCTCGGCTCGTGCCCCGGCCCAAACCCGGATGCAATCGCATACTCCGGCCTCGACACCTTGGCCTGCGCAGCGATCAGTTTCTCGCCCATTTCGATCCGCGAGCCCTCTGGGTTGCCTGCGAGAAGATCGTGGAACGTGCCCCGCAGCCCGTGCATGCGCCCAGCGTAGACCTCGGGCGTGTAAATGGATTTGCCGTCGATAAAAGTGCCGCCAGGATACGTGCCGTTGGCCAGGGATTGGAGCAGGCCTGATGCGTAGGTTTTCGCTTCTGTTTTGGCACTGCTCGATACGCTGTCTGCATACGTTTTCGCTACATCTGAAACAGCCTTCAGCAGCAAGGCCCGCTTGTCGTAGTAATTTTTAAAGTTGGTCCTGAAGGTGTTGCCAACAATAGTGCTGGTCGTGGTCAGGCTTGACAACAGCGACGTGATGTAGGTGCTCAGCGTATTGTAGGCGCTGGTGTAGGCCGTTTTCTCTGTGGTAATGCCGTAGGTCGTCGCCTGGGCCTCAATGGTCGGCTTCTCAGCAACAATGACATCCCACTCTTTTTTAACTGCTTGCTTCTCGCTGGGAGTGAGCTTACTATCAGAAGCGATGTCGGCAAGCAGAGCATTTGCCGTATTGGCTGCTGTTTGTGCTGTGCTGGCCGCGTTAGCAGCATTTGAAGCAGCTGTTTGTGCTGTTGCCGCTGCACTAGCCGCCGCGTCAGCTTTGGTCTGCGCTGCTGCTGCTGCGCTGGCGGCATTACTAGCGGCCGTATTCGCAGCCGCAGCTGCAGAGGCAGCATCCGTAGCGGCCTTATCGGTTACTGCCACCCAGGCGCTGCCGTTCCACCGTTTCGGGGTGTTGGCCCCGCCAGTGGTGTCTATCCAGAGGTTGTTAGCGTCCCTGTCTGCTGCTGCCGGTGCGGTGGACTGGAAGATCACCTTACCCTTTCCTGCTGCAAGACCCGCTGCATCAAGGGCGGCCTGGTTGGCCGTTGATGCCGCCGCGGCCGCGTTGTTGGCTGCGGTTTGGGCTGCATTGGCGGCCGTCTGTGCTGCGGTGGCTTTGGTATCATCCGTGTACTTCGTGGCCGGCTCCCAGTCTGCAGCGGCATAGCTTTGTCCGGCCGTCTTCTTGGTCTTGCACCGCTTCAGCTCGCCGGATGGTCCCCCGGCCCACAGATCGCCTACGTCGTAAGGGGGAACAGGTGTGGTTGTGAAAACCCGGCGCTTACCGTCGGCGGTATCCTGCGCTGTACTAGCTGCGCCCATTGCCGCGGTGATGTCCGCGTCTTTGATCCGTGTCCAGCCGTAGGTGCTACCGGTCTTCGTGAATCGGTAGACGTAACCGGCCGTAGCTCCGGTGCCGGTATCGTAGTAAAGATCATCGAGATGCTTATCCCGGAGATCCGTTGTAGTCCATGAGCTGGCCGGGGAATTGTTTAACGTCGGCGTGCCAGGGTAAAACCAGGTGTCGATCTTGCCGTCAATCATACCTTCGAGTGTGGCCTTATCCGGGTTGTATGTGGTGCTAATAAAGTTAGTGACGGCCGCTGCTGCTTTAGCCTCAGCGTATGTCTTTGCAGCTGCCTCGGCTGCACTGGCCGCTGCATCGGCCTTCGCCTGTGCTCCCGAAGGCGTCTCTTTGGCGTGCCACGTGTTGGCGCTTTGAATCTTGCTATCAGGAAGCACCGCAACCATGCTTGCGAGAATAGTGTTCGCCTTAATCAGACTTGTGTTAAGATAGCCTCCATCGATGATTGTCTTATTCGCGTTCCGCGCCTTAGTTACCATGTCCGAATAGTTTGCATACCCGAGCTGGTAAGCCAGGTGGTTTCTTGCGGTGTCCCGTGCAATCTGCGCTTCTTGCTCCGCATGCTCCTTCGCCGCCTGCTCCGCTGCTGCTGCTGCATTATCAGCGTGAGTTTTCGCCTCGGCAAGATTCGTCGCAGCCTGGCTTAGCCGCGCCTGCGTCTCAGAACTCACCATACCCTCGGCAGCTAATTCCGCTGCCGCCTGAGCTGCCGCCGCTTCTGCCTCTGCCTTTGCATCCGCGTGAGCTTCCGCTGCTGCCTGAGCTGCACTGGCCGCTGCATTTGCCTTGCTCTGCGCACCGTCGGGGGTCTCTTTCTCGGTAGGATCGTAGCCCTCCGCGAAAGTGCTGCTGGGTCCAATGTGGATCCACTCTGCGCGGATCCCGATCACATCAAGCAGCTTCGCCACAATGCTGCCGTCGGCCGTCACCCCGTACTGCCAGACAGGCTCACCCTCATTCCAGCCCTCTTCGGTCCAGGCCAGGCCCTGCTCGGTCATGGTCCAGATGATCGCGGATTCTTCGAGCAGCGGCTTGTCGTGGATGTACTGCTGCCTGGCACCGGTTACCGGATCGTCGACCATGGTCTCAAAGTAGCCCATCGAGTTCACCATCAGCTCGTTTAGCCTTAAGGTAGCCTGCTCTATGTGTGATGTCTGCCGGGCCGCCTCCACCCGGGCCACAGACCGCAGCACCCTTTTCTGTCTCGGGGTGAACGGCGCGCCGGTCGCGTAGCCTCGGACAGTCTCCGTCTCGCCCCGGGCCTCGATAGAGCTTTTACCGTTCAGCTTGTAGCGGTGGTTCGTAATGATGGATGTGTGCTCTTCGCCGTCCGCATCGATGATCCTTGTCACCTGGTCCCCGGGCCAGACATGCGGATAACCCAGGATCTCAAAGTCAAAAGGCCGGTATGAAAAGCCGCCGATTTTGGCATAGATCGCGGATAGAACGCTTTCAAAGTTCTCCTGCAGCAGCGGATTTTCTTCGATGACTAGAGCGTATTCGTCGGTGCCGGCCAGGTAGCCTACCTCTTCATCTTCGGCCCCATCTTCGCCAGGGATCGTGGTCCTGAAAGCGATTCCGGTGATGGTGATGTCGGCCTCCGCCAGCTCATAGGAGTAGCGGTGATCGGGGGTGATCTCAAGTTCATCAGCAGGCAGCTGCTGGTTGTCGCCGTACCATGAGAGCCTCAGCCGCGCCAGCTCATCGATCCACGCACAGCACCCAGCCAGCTCCGCGATCCAGCCCACAACATGGTGAAAGGTGATGTCATCGCCTTCGGGCCGCTGCGAAACAACGTAGCTGCCGTTCGTAAAGTCCAAGGTGTGCAGGGCCACGTTGCACTGAGTGCAGGCGTCAATGAGGATCTGCTTCAGGCTGGCCGGGTAAGTGATCCCCGGTTCGTAGAGCCGGTTAAACCGCGCCATGTCGTCAAGTGCTCGAATGGTCATGGTGGTGAGTTTGCGGGGCGGTTCGTCGACGGTGAAG